CGCCTTTCCTTCCTTGCGCTATAACATTGACTACACTGGAAATGTACATTGTACTCCTTGTCAGGAGTTACTGTTACAAATTTCTCTCTATCTTCCATTTCTATATGCTCACAAAATGTTATTTTCCCTTTATTTCTATCAAGGTTTCGGTCTTCAACCAGTTGCGATACTGGTTGTTCTGTTGAGAACGAAAGGTCTATTATATTTTCATTCTCCCACCACTTTTCTGTTTTTGGTACTAGTCTTATTAACCCGTGCTTGTCCATTTGTTTGTACAATGATTGGACATACATTATAGTATTTCTCACATTCCACCATCCATCTGTTATTATCACAGCAGATCTATCTTCATCTATTTTAAGCCGCTTGTCTAACTTACTCACAGCTATTACCTGAGACATGAAACACTCTGTGGCCTCATTCATGTCTTCCACTTCATCATCGTTGATTTGCATCCAGTCTAACCTCATTGGCAAATCTACAGTCATTTGTAATCGTATTGAGTTGTTCAACAGTATTGACCCTATCGTATCTGCTTTAACGCTTGCCCACGAGTAGGTCCCAACATGGTCTGTAGCCGTTGATCTTAACAAGAGTAGTAACTCCATAGCCACCAGCATCATAACTGGATTGTTTATTGACACCATCGCCATTGTTAGATACTTGCTCACCAGTTTCGATCTATTATTAGTAGACATTATGTTTTCAACCTCCGCTGATATAGCAAATTTGCCCCATGCTCTTGATTCAGGCCGAGTGAGACACCTCATTGTTATGTTATACATTTTATCTCTTGTCATAAATGATCTATCTTTAACACCATGCGACAGATACTCTAGTGCTTGATCATCCATTTTGAATACTTTAAATGACTCATCTTTCACTGACCATCCTACTGCTTCAGTGCATCTTTTGTAAATGTTTAGCACTTCTGCAGGGTTAAATGAGCTAGTTGGTTTGACCATAACACCTGAATCATCACTGGTAACATCTATTCCTATCATATGCATTGCCATTTCTTCATATATGTTTACATTCATCTTGTCACCATACACATCTATCATTCCTTTCGATGCCATTTCTTTAATGTACATTTCAACCACACCCGTTGATTTCATTGTATTATCATCCGATGTTGTTATGTCACCACTGGCCTGTTGACCTATAACATCGTACATTATACCACTTGTAGAATAGACTCGTCTCCTCATGTGTTTATGGTACTTTGGCAATATATAGCACAATTGCCTAACATCTTTATTATACTTAATTGAATATTTAACTCTAGCTAGTGCAGCCAAAAATCCCTGCGCCGGGTGTTGTGATCCATCATAATCTGCAAAATCACACACTATATACACATAATCACTATTTCTTATATGCAGTAGTTTCATCTCTACAAAGATGTTCATCCCTAAGCTTGATGGAATATTCACCCTACTATACACTAATGCATCATTGTATTCAGTGA